CACATGCCAGGGGAACCCCCAACCTCCATGGTAGATGTCGCCATCCCAAGTTCCGTGGAATCGCTTCTGGAAGAGGCCATCGAGACCGGCAAGCTCCCTCTCTCTGAATCCATGATTCGCTGGATGGAAGCCGAGGTGGAAAAATACAACTCACTCCCTGAGGAATCGGTTGGGATGGATGTATTTTGCCAGCGACACGGCAAGATGTGGAAGTTCTACCCCGAGCTGGCCAAGCATCTGACGGGATTCACCTACTTCCCTCCCGAAAAATGATCTCGATCTACAGGGATGGTGAGACCTTCGGCCCCTTCACCATGGATCAGATCGTCTCCATGCTCAATGAGGGCCGTGTGGTCCCTGAGGATCTCTGCCTGACCGAGGGAAGCGAGGACTGGATCCCGCTCTCTGAAGTTCTACCCAGGAAAGTCGTCAGGCCATCGGGAACCATGTTCCCCACGCCGGTAGCCCCCCAGCCCAAGCCCGAGGTGCAAGTCATCTATCAGCACAAGACATCCTTCGATCAGATCAGGGAGATCGTGGCCGCCAAAAAGGAGCAAATCGACCAGAAGCTAGGACCCACCCTGAACAAGATCCACGAGGAGGCCAAAAAGGACGGTTACGAGGATCCTATCTATCTGGTATGGGGCGTGGCCTGCCTGTCGGCCGCAGTGATCCTAATGATCATCACCGAGGGGAAGACCCTGCTGATCTCCGCAGCATTAGTCGGAGCTGCATTGATCACCCTCTACAAATACTCCAAACATCCCAACGACAGATGAACGCACACAGAAGAAAAAAGAACTTATAGATGCTAGCTAAAGCCATGAACCCTCTCATAAAACAGCATTTTGGTCTTATTGTGGTTGCTGGTGCCATACTGATTGCATCAGTTATTCATTCAGTAATGACACGCTATTCGTCAGCGAGTAATGGAAGAGTTTTAGACCATTGGACAGGGAAAGTTCAAGGGGGTGACAGCCAAAAACCATGGTATAGTCAAAAACCATGGTATAAGAAGTGATCGTAGGAACTATTTTTTACGTCTCATTAAGACATGCCTCAGACAGCCGTCCGCATCGTCCTCTTATTCGTTGCGGTCCACCGCGACTGATGAAAAGGGCAAAGGGCCTGAGAAGGCCACGAGAACGATGACCCAAGCTAGGATCCACAAGGCGTAGGTCGAGGGGTTAGGGTAGAATCCTGGCAACTCGGAAGCCCACATTGGGGAAGCTGTTTAATATTAATTGAGAGATACTGGATGAGGACTGCAGGTAAACGGATGGGATGTTCCAGCTGCCGCCACGGAGCGCCCGGTCCCCGAACGGGTTTGTATTAGCGCTCTCCATCCACTGGTAGACATTACCGCCCTGTCCCATCGTACCGTAGGGGGAGATTCCACCGGCTTGGTAGACCGAGGCAGGAACAGAAGCGACGCTATTGTAGACGGATGTCCTTGGCAAAGTCCCGCTGACAACCGCCGTCGGGGCGCGGTCGCTTCCCGTCGGGTAGAGCCAGTAGCCCCCCTTTCGTCTGTTCTTGGTCGGGTCGTAGTAGGCCGCCTTGTACCACTCGTTCTCGCTCGGCAGGAAGTACCGGCAGTTGGCACTGCGGTAGAGATTCGTCCCGCCATTCGTCCAGGCCTGATTCGTTGGCCATAGAGCCATGCTGTAGCCGTTGTTTGCGTCGTAGCTGAGGTTGTAGGCGGGAGCACACCCCTCGTTCGTATTGAGCCAGTTCACGAAGGCCGCCGCCTGAAACCAAGTGATCGAGGTGGCGGGCTGATCTCCAGTCCAGTCACCCGTGGGCATCCCAGGCAGTCCGGCGTTTGCGGCGGCATTGATCTGGTTCTGTGTGATGTCATAGATCCCCATCTGGTAGACATACGGGACCCCTCCATAGCCGGTCGTGTCGTTCGCGTTGCCTGGATTGCCGATCGTCACGAAGTCGAGGAGGGAGGGGGTAGCAGGCTCACCGAATTGAGTTGTGGAGAGTTCCGAAAAGAGTGTCCACGAAGGCGAACTGGAGGCCGGAGAGGCATAGGCGGCAACCGCCGAGAGGGCAATGTAGCTCTTGTTTCCATACTTAACGATGTCTCCCCTGCTGTAGGTCAGCACCGGGCTGTAGTCCCCGGCATATTTGGTGGGGAAGGAAGGGGCTGCCTGGGCATGCAGTGAGTCTGGACTCATGAAACCGATGAGGGCCATGAGCAGGGAGATGAACAGATATCTGGATGGTGTGTTGTTTTTCATACTGGGGGTGAGGTTTGAGGTTTTCTTTTGGGCGATGAAGTCTCTGAATGCTTTGTAAGATTACATGATAGCCCCCCCACCCCGGTCAATCACAATTAGGAACTAAATGTGTGATGGTTTCGTGTCCTTGGGGTAGGGGGGCGCGCAAGGCTGTGCGACTCACCCCAGCCATACTCCCACTGAAAACAGCGAGAAGCCAAAAGTTGTGCATTGGCGTTGACCCTTTTATCCATAGAATCTGGTATAATCTTCGCCCGCGCCCAACTCGCCGTTAACATCTGTCAGATGTTTTTAATCTCCGCATACACCCAAAGCATTATTTTGTCTCCTCTTCCAATCTGAAAGCCTGTTGAGCCGAGGCCAAGGTTCCAGCCGCATCCTCAAGAACTCCTCCCACCAGCGCCATGACGATCTGCATGGACTCGCAGTCAAACAGGTGATTGGCCTTGCGGATCTGCTTCCAGTAATAGGTCTTGCGCCCCGTCTGGCGGCTCTCCTTGATGCTCCGCCGTTCGCTGTTGATCTGATGCACATACTCTTTGCTGATGTTGGAGTGAACATGCCAGCGAGGAGGATCCGAGTATCGTAGCACCTCGAGCCGATCTTTGATCCGGTCGTTGGCCCAATAGACGAACATGGCTTTGTTGTTCGTTTCGCTCTGATGGATGGTTCCAAGGTGCGGGTCTCTGAACTGCACCGGTGAATACTCCCTCACGATGCGGTTGCCATTGCCGAGCGTGTGGATGAATCCTGACTTGTCACTACCCCACAACCCCCGCCACCCGTTCTTCACAAGCAGGCCGCTGACCATGTTGGGCCGGTGGCCCATATCCAATCCGACCCTTTTCCCCGCAACGCCGTAGTCCGCCTGGATCTTCTCAATCTCCTCCGGGGTCTCGGCCCGATCCGCGTACAGCAACCAACTCTCCTGCCCGTTGGTGGCCCTCGGATTGCCCCAGGATCTCACCACGACCCAGAAGTGGTTCTCCTGGACGTCCACGGTCATGATCGGGATCCTCTCTTCGGGCAGGTCGGTCGGTGTGTAGGTTTTCACCGCGATCGGCTCGTCGTCCACGGCGGCCTCGTCATCGTACGGCTCGGCCAGGGTGGAGTTGATGAATGCCTGTCGCCTTGTCAGCGAGGATTTGCTCTGAAGCCACTTCACCGCAAGGATGCCCCATTGGCATTCCTTGAGAGGGGCGTAGAGGGAGTTCAAATGGTAGCTCCTGCGCCCGATCAGACCCTTCGTATTGGTAGGGATCCATTCGCCAGCGCGAAGCATGGCCGTTTTCTGTGAATCCATGATCTTTCCCTCGCATTCCTGGCATCGGTAGAAGGTATTGCGCCTCACCTTCTCTTCATCCCAATCCCCGTCCGTTTTGCTTTCGGATTCCTCTTTATCCCACCATCTGACCTGCCCCCATATCAGCCGGATCATGCTTTTGCAGTGAGGGCATGGCAGGTGAAAGTATCGTTGATCCCCAAGCTGAAATTCCCTCCATATTTCCCCGTGAACCGTGGTGGGAGTGCTGGTTTTCACCCTCAACGGGTAGGCAAAGCTCTTTGTTCGCTCTTCGGCGTTCTGAAGCGCGCCGGCCTCCCGATCGCTTTTAAGCTCAAATTTATCCGTCTCATCCAGAAGGAGAAGTCCACAAGGACGCGATGCCAAATTTGCAGCACTATTCGACCCCACGAAATTGAGCGACGCCCTGGAAAAGATTTGCTCGAATTTCGTGTAGAGGTGCCGGTCGTCAGGCTTCTGTGACCGCAAAGGCTCAATCTGATCCACGAACGGCAGCCACCTGTTGGTGGAAAAGCTTTTGGCAAGATCGCGGTTAGGCATGACCCATAGGGCATTCATCGGATCGTTGCAAATTTTCCAGGCCGCACCCCCCATGACCGTCATGGTCTTCCCTACCTGAGTCCCGAAGCACAAAACCAGGTCGGTTACCCTTTTATCACGAAAACAGTCCAACGGCTCCCTCACATAAGGCCGAGATCGCGTGGAAAACTTCCCCGGCTCACTCGATTCGCGCTCCGTGAGCGTGGCGAATTCCTCCAGCCACTCCCATACGGTCATTTCCGGCGGACGCGAGAGCGCCGAGAACATCGCCGACTCCAGAGCGGTGGCCGTTTCCTTATCCGAGAACTTGGCCATAGGTAGCTTGCCCCTCCATGATGGCCTGTTCGATTTCTTCTCTGAATACCTCTTCAGCCAGGGCGTCATCGCTGGGATTTGCCTTCAGAGCGGCCCGTTTCGGGCAGGATCTGAGCCTTGCGATCAGAGGAGCCCATGCCCTTCCGATGATTTGCTTGGCCTTATCCATGCGAATCAGCTTTTTTTGCTCCTCCTGTAGCTCCAGAACCCTCTTTTCTGTCTCCAAGCGGTTTTGGAGCGCTTTGTTGTAGGCATTGATGGCCGTGACAAGCCGATCAAACTCCCCTGAGACCCTTAGCCGCTCCACAGCCTCGGCGCACTGCTGCTCCACGGAGATGGCCTGCTTGAGCGATTGCTCGATGGTGTTGACTTTGATTTTTTTGGGTGCCCTTTCAGTCTTATGGTAAGACTCTGATTCATTCTCACACTCTTTGGTGCCTGGGCTTTGGCTTTTTTTCGACCTTGACCCTATTCCCAGCTTGGAATTTGCAGATCGCCACTCCGTTGCTTCCTCGAGCGAGGTGATCGGGCAGCCGCGCTTGGCCAGTTTGTAGACGTAGGCCCGGCTTGTACCCCAATTCTCGGAGATGATTTTGACGCAGGCGGAGTCCATGGATGAAAAATCGTGGAGGGCACACCTATCTGTAACTTGTCAACCAAACTGTAACCCACAAGATAACTTGTAACACGCCTACGGCTAACCTAGTGATTAACCAGCTAAATAGATTCCTTTAACCACCATGGTGGTGATTTACCTGCATAGGTTGAAATAAACCGTTGCGCCAACCATGACCATATACAAACGATGATCTGACAATGCTTTCCATACACCAGGTCAAGGTGGGCAAGGTGGGCATGGGTTTTTTGCCATTACAATATAGAGATTTCCGCAATAATGCATCTTTGCATTTTTTCCACACGAAGGATAAACCTATACCTACCTTGACCACCTTGACCTCAATTACATAACCAATTTATTTACAACTCCTTGCGAAGGTCAAGGTCGCAGGGCAAGGTAAAAACAACCTTGCCGCATCACAAGTATCTCATAATAATGATCTTATCTATGCAGAAAAACCCATTGGCAAGGTATGAGCATACCAATACCAATGGGTTGCAGGGAATTTATCTATTTATTGAATAGTACCCGAGGGCTGCTGAATGAAATAGCGCTTATGCCTAAACTGACCTTCACAACCAAACAAAACCTCTTTTTCATCAATAATATAACGTCGAGGTTCTCGCGGGGTTGATTTTCCAACCAAGTTATCAATATTCGGTGCATAACGCGCCAAAGTGAGGCCAAACTTGCTCTTTGACTTCATACTTAGAACAAAATCCCCCTCTTGGTTTGTGCGGCCATCCAGCATCCAATCGAAGATGTCGTTATCGTGGCAGATATTGACGATCTTCTGGAACGTGAACTCCTGCCGGTCGTGTATGGCCTCAGCCATGAGAGACTGAATCATCTTTCGGATATTTCTGCTCTCGCTGTCCCCCGAGGTGTCGCTGACCGGCCGCTCGAGACAGTTTCCGAATCCCGCATGCCCCACGATCCCTCCAACAAGATCCCCCCATCGTTCAAATCCCAATCTCGGCTTAAACCCAAAGCTAGTCGCTGTAGGCATACCCGCTGCGTGCCATGACCTTACCAATCCCCAAAGAGCACTGAGAATACGCTTGCGATTCTCCCAATCCATCAGCCAGGTATCGTCGATTACCAAGGAAGGCTGGCGGGTCTGCACATCGCCTTCAGGAACGTAGAGATCACAAAGGAGGGTGCGGTGATCCAAGTCGGGTGACAGAATGCAGTCATTTCCGGTAACAAAGAGCGTCAGGCGATTTGTCGCCCTAAACATTTCCGTTTTACCTAGAATACGACCCGTCCATTCCGGAGCAGTCATTATGGCCTCAAGGGTTTGAGAGGCCAAATAGCCCCTCACGTTGTCGAAGCATAGATACGTTTGACCGGCCAAAACGGCAGAATCAATCACCTTGTTTAGCTCATCCTCGTTGGACTTCCATGTTGAGGGAGTGAATGGGCCGTGAACCGGAGTGATGGCAATTTTCGCTAGAAGAGATTTTCCCGATCGTTGCGAGTTTGCGTTGTAAATAATACCCATGCGCGATGCCCCAGGAGGAAGCATCGAGCAACAGAACTGAGAAAGCATGGCCGCGATCTGGACAGCGAGGGAGCGAGAGTTCCCATCTTCAGAAATATCAGCGAACGGGAATTCCGACAGAAGCTCGCGTAGGTAGTCCCGAGATTCCTCAAGAGACCATTCATAGTAAGGGCAATCATGTGTATTTTGGGTTTGGTATGGGTTAAATGTGAATACCTTCAGTTCCTCGTCATATCCCGACTCCATCAGCGAAATATTTCCACCGGACAACTTGGGCATTGGGACTCCGTGCACTTCGTCAATTCTTCCCAAAGAGTAAACAAACATGTCGGATTCGAGCGTTTTTTTAGCCGAATCCGTGGGCATGTCCTTCATGACGGTGTAGATTTCCCCGTCCTTAGTCCTCTTCTCCTTACTGGTCACTACATACTTCTGACTCCAGACGCAGAAGTGATTATCGGACATGATGACAAGCCTTCCCTGCTCGTAGTTAGGGATCATCACCAAGCGATCGCGGCGATACAGGCCCTTTCCTTTAAGGTGATGG